ATGTTTAAGATGAGACCCTTGATGTGTGAGCCATCGTTATCTGCATCCGTCATGATCATGAGCCTCCCGTAGCGGAGTTCGGAAACATCCTTGTAGTCCTTACCCTGTTGGAGACCCAAAATCTTCTTGAGATCGTTGAACTCCTGGTTCGATGAGAGTTGAGCCACTGAGACATCCCTCACATTCTTACACTTCCCACGGAGAGGGAAGACGCCGTAGTGATCCCTCCCAACCACGGAGAGGCCGGCGACTGCTAAGGTCTTCGCTGAATCACCCTCTGTCACGATGAGTGTGCACTTACCGGACTGTGCGGTGCCAGCCTTGTTCGCATCATCCAGTTTGGGGATCCCCGTAATCTTAGACTTCCGGGCACCGTCAGACTTTTTGAGTTCCTTCATCTCCTTAAACTTTGAAAGTGCCAGGAGTTCATCTTGGATTCCAGTTTTTAGAACATTCTTGATGAAGTTCTTCGGGGGATCAAACTTCGAGCCAAAGTCCTGGGACTTGGAAGTGCATTCAGACTTAACCTGACTTGAAAATGTGGGGTTCTCGAGGGTCGCCTTGACGAAGATGTTGAACGTGTTCTTCACCTGTTGGGGCTTCAGTTTGATCTTCTTCGTCATGTCCTCGATGATTCCATTTGCCACTAGGGATGCCACGTGATCTACATGGTTACCACCCTTTGTGGTACAGATACCATTGACGAAGGACACCTGTTCCATACCGTTCTCAGCTGGACCGATACACACAGACCACCTGTCAGACACTACGGAGCACACATTCTCAACACCCTCATGCATCTTTGCGTATGCTTCGAAGGATGTCTTTGGGAGAACATCTCCATTGAACTTGACCTTACAGTTTGGGGTCGTGCAAATGTTTGCATCCCAGACCCTCTTTTGGAAAATCTGGTAAATTGACTCGTCCATCTTGGACATTCCAAATCTCTTCCAGTCAGGAGTAAATGTGATGGACACAGATGACGTGGCACCCGCATGCTTCTTAATCTTGGGTTGATGACAAGTTGTCATATTGTCGGACCACCTCTGTGTGTAGGTTTGCTTCACTTCATGGTCCTTGATGATCACCGAGAACTCCGAGGAGTATATGTTAGTCAACTTGGCACCATAACCGTTCCGACCACCCACGATACGTTTTTGGTTGTCATCGTAGTTGGTGCTCGTGAGGAGGTGACCGAAGGTGAGTTCGGGGTTCCATAGCCCCTCCTTCTCGTGCATTCGGACACCGATACCACCAAGTGGTCCATTGTTCTCGATCGTGACAGAGCCTTGATCCTTATCGATAGAGACGGAGATGGAGGTTACACCCTTGGGGTGGAGGGAATTGCGGTCAATCGCATTGACGAGGATTTCATCAAAGATTTTCAAGAGAGCTGGGGAATACTTGAGATTCTTCTTGGTGAATGCATCACCTTGGAGAACCCAGTAATGTTCCGTGCCAAGTTCAACTGGACCAACGTAGGAATCAGGTCTCTTGAGAATGTGCTCGATGTGGGTGAGCTTTTGGACGCTCTCCATTTAGATATACTTATTACAAATCAAAACTCTAACTTAGGTTCTATATTTGTTTTTTTCCTCGTCGGAGAGTTTCTTTATTACTCGCACGGTATCAAAGACTGTGATTCCTGCTAATGTTGTAAAGAAACCTAATATCAGTGGAACATTCATATTGTTATTATTAAAGATATAATTTTTATTGTAAAAAATGGCGTCACTTATTGTTAAACCCGTTGCACTTTTTAAATCACCGCCAAAGCATTCTTCAAAACGTTTTAAAATATATTCAACCAGTCTTAAACAGGCAGACCCTTACCGAGAAACATCTCTGCGTTACATGGGTTATGCAAATGAACTTGGTGAAGCCTTCACGTCATATTTACCTGATTGGGGTCTTCCTGCGTCTTATTGTGTTGCGGCGTCTTATGTTTTATTTGATACCCTCGACAAGGGACAAAAGGCTTATGAAGGGGCAGATCAAGGAGAAAGAATACAAGATGCTGTGAGAATTTCAGCTGAAACTTTCACCTGGCAGATGCTCGCTTCTGTATTTTGGCCGGGATCAATTATTCGTGTAATTGTAAATTTATCCGCTGGTATTGTTTCTTCAAATAATCTTGATACTGAACCATTTTTTCATTTTTTACCAACACTTGTAGGAATTTCAGCTATCCCCTTAATTGTAAAACCGATTGATACAACTGTTGATAGAATTATGGAAACTTCAATCAGTAAAATCATTCATGGAAAAATTCAAACACTCGAAGATGCGAATGTCGCATTTATGGCTGCTATGGGATCGGTTAGTCTACCACCGGTCATGTATTTTCTCGCAGCTTCTATAAAAAAACTAAAAACCTAATTATTTTCAACGACTAAAACGGTCGTAACATGTTCATCAATTGGAATTGTTTCATCGGTCCATTCCTCATGCAATTCCTGTAAAAATTGATTCAATCCCGGATACATAACCTCTTCATCAAGTTCTTGGTAGGCCGTATCAGGATCGGATGTGGGTATATAGGTCATGGGTTCATTTTGGTTTAGAAGAAATGAGGGTGGTTGAACTTTCCGACGAATATCCCTGATGACGTTGCATAATTCCACGTAGTCACCTTCCGGAATTCTTTCAGAATTCCTATCAATAAGGTCAATTAATTTATGAAAGAGGTCCATTTTCCTTAACTTTCATCTTAAAGTTTTATAACTTAGGTTTGAATTTATAAAAATAGTACTTATACACCATGTATGGTGGTACCAACATGAATATATTGAACATACATTAACGTATAACCACCTTTTTAATATTGGGTTGGTCACATTCGATAATTTTTCTTTACTACATTCAAGAGACTATGTACCTCTATTTCATAGCTGCAATCTTTGTATTGTTTTTGATGATGCAAAATAAGACTAGGGGTATGAACAAATCGATTGAGAAACTTGTTCGTCAGTCAGCTCGTTACGCCACGGCCGCACAGCAGGACAAATCTCCAGTTATAGCCGTACTTCATGCAAACTACGCAGCCGCCTATCTATACGCACTCAAGGATATAGCGACCGAAACTCAAATTCACAATGCAACTGGTATAGATGTAAAAAAGTTTAAGGAGCATGTCCTTAATGTTCAGGATATGGTAACGAAAAAGACCACCGAGACCTGTCCAGAATTTGCGGGACAGGTTGATATTTATCTCGCAGAAATTGGAGGTGAAGCATAATGAAAACCTAAGTCATCACAGAGAAAGTTTAAAATATCTTGAAAAAATGGAAGTCGTTCGTGATACCCTTTGGCAAGAATGTCTCAGTAATGCGGTTACCATGTACCGTGTTAGTGAGCCAGATGACCGGTGTTATCACCTCGCGGATGCAACTTGGAAATTGAAGATGTCCTATATGAAACACCAAGACAAAAAGGATACACAGAAGGTTATGATGTTGAAGAAAATTCCGGAAGTTTCGAGTCAGCTGAGAACATCAAAAAAGATTTGCTGCGCTTTGACGATGTCGGGAAAGCCATGCTCATTCAAGGCGCTGTATGGCGACTACTGCAAAAAGCATAGCGTGAAAAATGTTACAATTGGAACAAAGGTTGATGTATCTCAAATTAAAATAGGCGAGTAATAGAAAGATAATGTTAGACCAGGAGAGTCTTAGACCTGTAATAATAGCGATGGCGCTTTACCTCACTATCAGTACCCTCGTACCCCGTTTAGTAAAAAAACCCACTGGTATTCAAGTTATAGATGATCTCGTCATGACCGTCATCGCTCAGAAAGACTCAATGATGAGTGGTACCATCCTCATTGGTCTTATCGTCCTCGCCACCAACTACATTCAAGACGAACTCCTTTAGGACGTTTTCCCTTCCAACTAAATTTTTAGTGTGTTCGTGATCCATATGACGAACGCGATTGTCATACGCATGTCTCATGAACTCCAAGAGTTGATCAAAATTTGGATTACCCCAGATCATTCCCTTTTTGAATAAAAAATCATCTTGTGGCAACTCTTGAAGCTCACAGTCAATCGTATAAGGTGTCTTTACATATTCTGTGGCTCCACCATAGTTTGTTATAATCACGGGTTTATCCCTTAATGCAGATTCTACGGCACCCATTCCAACCCCCTCGGAATGTGAAAAACTTACATAACAGTCGCAACGATTATGGAGATCATCCATTTCTTCATTTGATAGGAGATCGTTAATTACTTCAACACGTGGGAACTGAATTTGGACTGGTTGGTTGCACGTAGCTTTCACAACGAGACGTGTGTTTGGTTCATTGAGTCTCACAAAAGCTTGTAGAATTTCCCTAAACTTTTTTCGTGGATCCATAATGTTTCCAATGTGGTAGAATGTGTATGGCTTTTCCTTGGGTTTTGGGATATGTGCATGAATGATATAGAATTCGTTATCAGGAAATTGTCGAGAAAGAACCCTCTTACAGAACTCACTGGGTACCGCAATCTTCTTAAACTCTTTCATGATGAGTCCATAATCTTCATGTACAGTTTCTGTTTCACAAACTGTCATACACGCGATGTTCTTAATCCGAGTTCTAGCGTACTTTAGGTACTCTATGTGAGCTTCGATAGGAAGCATGAAAATTAACCCTCGATCACACTCGGGCAGCTTACTTCCAAAAACATAGTAGTTAGAATTTGGATCGAATAATTTTACATACTTTGCCGCATGATTTCCAATTCCAGTGTTAAGTGTGGGGCCGATTACGATCATTTAGTTTAAAGATAATCTTTCTTTTATATATACTACAATGGATTCTCTCCGCACCGAGATTGAAACTGAAATCAAGCGCACACGCCTCGACAAGACTCGTCTATACAGTCTTCTTCTCAGAATGATCGATAACTGTGGTGGTGGTGCCCAGGGTGCCGGTCCAGCCGGTCCAGCCGGTCCAGCCGGTCCAGTCGGTCCAGCCGGTCCAAAGGGCCCAGCGGGTCCAGCGGGTCCCGCATGCAAGTGCAAGTGTGTTTCCACAAACACACCTACACCCGAACCCACCAAGGCTCCCACTACTGTTAAGAAGGCACCCGCTAAGAAAAAGGTTGTAACTGCATAAAGATAAATCACGTTATCATGATATGACGACAATTAGCATTAGACCAGTTCAAATTTATAACACCCAAAACCGGAAGCGTTCTGTCAGTCGGCCAATTTCAAATAAAGAACCACAAGAGCTTAAGAAGTTACGAGAAAAAGTTGTAAAATATGAGAATTCCCATAAGAAATTGAAAATGCTTATAAAATGGAATATTCGTTCGACGCAGTCATCCCTTAAAGATGCACTAGACATTCTAGATACATTGGAAGAACTTTACGGGGACGACGCATTTAAAGATTAATTATCCATTAATAATAATGAACCACCGAGACCATACAATCGAACCAGGATTATATGATAACGTCTATTGGGGTCACGCGGGTGGTGTACCCCGCGAACGCGAAATTCTCATAAATCGTGACGGTTTTATAGCTTCATCTGGAATGGTGAAAAGTCGTCGTTGTCGCACGAGATGGGAGAGTGATGATTTAAGTTATTCATGGAATAAATACAGAATAGACCACATTGAACTTTATGAAGGCAGAGATGGTGAAAAATATCAGGTGTGTTCTCAGCATCCAGGGTCTCTACGGATATCAGAAGATGAAATGCAGAGGGAGGGGTGGTCAAAGATTAGACCAATTTATGCAATGGATCAAATTTCATGGATAAGAAAAGTGGATGAAGAGAAGATTAAAGGTCGTACGTATATTCGCGAGACTTTACCGAATTTACCTCCGAGTGCTTTGGAAGATGATTACGTTCCACGACTTGTTAGAACGAGAAGAAAAATTAACAAAATCAAGGAAATATGGGAATTATTGGGTTATAAATATCTCCCTATGTAGAAGTTTTATTTACCCACCAAATGAATCCACCTAGAAGAGACGCCAGAAGGGCGACCAAAAGTCCAAAGGAAAATTTTTTGGGATTTTCTTCCAGAGGTTTATCTGGCAACTTTTGAACATTATGATTAAGGGTGTCAATTTTTTTCAAAAGTTTTTCCAATGCCATTAGGATTTGAAGTTCTCGATCTTTTGGTTTTTCTTTAACATTGACTGTTGTAATTTCTAATATCATGTACCATCGAGCATCTGGTTGAAGTGTGACATAGTCATCATCATCTTGTTGTTCATATATTTTGAAGTTTAATTTTTTTATGGATATGGGGTTAAAATAATTGGTTTGTTGTTGGAACCGTTTCCATTGTTTATCTCTGAGGATAAATTCATTACTCCCGGAAAAATGTCTTTCAAGTGGAACTCTGGCAAAAATTTGCCCATGACGTTCGTCAAGTATTTGAGCAATTTTAGGGACATCAGGACAAACGATATCCACAAATTTTGCGATATTCGTATTCAAATTTACGTTACTATCACCAACCTGTGTGATATAGAAGTCGACCATTTTAATACCAAGAACCCTACTCATGTCCTCGACATGAGTGTTGGATTTTAGAGTAAGATCCAGCGAAAAGCTGTTATTCGTACCATTTACAAAATTGGAATCTACGACCACGTACTGAACCTTTTTAGGTATGTCGTCAAGGGACATTCTACTATATTTACCGAAAAAAATATCATACTATTATATAATTATGAGTCCAATCGCGATCGGTGTTCTCATCTTACTACTCATTGCTATTGGAGGTGGTATTTACTGGTACATGAATCGGGAAAAGGAAGAAAAGGACCCAGACCCAGACCCAGACCCAGACCCAGACCCAGCCCCAGACCCAGCTCCAGCCCCAGACCCAGCTCCACCCGCAGCCGCAGTCGTAGCCCCGACAGATGCTATGGCTCAAACCCAAGCAGAAATTGATGCTATCAACCAAGATCTTGCGAACATGAGTTTGGTTCGAACTCACCCCTTCACTGGTAAAAAGTTTCTCATCTCGAAGAAGACTGTACCAGGGGTGATTGTTCCTAAAATGGCGACCGACGACTCTGTTTCAACTTTCGACATCGTTACAACCGGTGTTCGTACAGATGACATGTTGGTGGAATTCAAATCTGTCGAGAATGAACCCGATACTTATTATTTATACTCCCCCATTCTGGAAAGGTATATCAAATACAGTTCTACAGGATTTGGTTACAGGACAACTACACCCACGACCAATCTTTATAAAATTAAATTTACGAAGATCGATGACGACTATGTGATGTCTTATGTTACTTCTTCTGGGGTCGAGATGTTTTTTGGTTACGATGCCGCGAATGGTGTGATGATCTCTTCCGAAAATGTCTTGGATATTTCTAGATCGGGTTTAGTTAATATTGAAGATGGTGACGTTTCTGGTACCATATTACCTGGTAATTTCGGCACTGAATTTTTTGCCTACGGTACAGCTGAAGTTGGAAACATTCAAGACTGTTTAACAAGCATTGATGAGGTCGATATTGAGAATAGGGATGAATTGTTGTCTGTAGCTTATAAAAATCCCGGTGACACCGAAGACGCTCCATGTCGTGCGTATAAAATTGGAGAAAACTACGCTTACATACCAGAGGCGGAAGGTTGGGTGACAACCTGTATCGACAGCACTAAGAGTGTTAAACAGGGGTGCTTGTTGTAAATAAACGTATATAAAAGATAAAATCTGGTATTATAAAAATGATTCTTGAAACGTTTTATAATACTATGACTTCAATGGGTCCGGTTTATATGAAATCAATCTACACATGGGTCAAAATGGCAGTGTGGGATGCTCCGTATCGTATGTATCTTGATTTTCAATTGGAGCATATGAGGCTCAAGAGGAACCTAAGTCGCGAGGAAATAAGTGAAATTCACGAAGAATGAAAGAGTTTCTCATCCCAGTTGTGACAGACGAATACCGAATTGCATTCTGTCAGGCAACGGCTCTACTTTGTTCGGACGTTCAGCGTATCATTTGGGAGGAAGTTCTCTATTGCACCGAACCCGTCGAAGCCCCACCAGCTCCTAAAAAATGCAACATTTCCTATACTCGCTTGCCGATTTCTTTGCCCCGAAACCTGTTTGCAGAACACCCGGACTCAATGAAAAATTGAATAATTATATAGTCATCAAAGCTACAAATGAATGTGGTGAGAAGAGATACATTGAGATACGGAAACCAAGATCCCAAGAACGCCGCGAAAATCTTGAAGTTCTCCTTACGAAGTGCAATCGACTTTTGTCCTTCGTAATGAAAAAAGACCGCGTAACAGATGTTTCATTTAAGATTCTTCAGTTGAGCGATAGAATTCGAATGTCTATGTACATGGATGATGATATCACACATCTTCTTGACGAATTTGACGAGTTTGAGAAGCATTACAAAAAAACGTCTAGATCTTATATAAACCTAAGTAGCGCTTATTTAATATAAATGTAATAAAATGTCTGTTCAAGAACTTATGGGTCTCATAGATAAAAATTCTTCTTCAATCCCCGAAGGAGATTATCTAAAAATGTGTTCTCTTATGAAGACCATTCATGGATCTGAAAACACGTTACATGTAATACCAGATTCGACTGAACGAGAGATTGTGATAGATCGAAATTGTATTGACAAATGTTATCAATGGATTATGACGATGTCTATGTTTGATCAGATAAATAGGGAGTTTGATCGCAATCAAAAACGAACCGCGATCACACCAGCTCTCAAATTGGATGCTCTCCGTGAAGTTGCCGCTGCGCATGGGGAATATCTCGAAGACTATACGATTGCAGAACTTCGGGCAAAGGTGTTCGAAATTGCAACCGAAGATGAACACACAATTTATGAAAACTATCTGAAAAAAGAGATGGAAGAAACCGAGCGATTGAGGGAGGATTTAAGAGTTACTGCGGAGTTGGTTGCATCGACATACCGCGATTTTTCTCAAAGTGTGGGGTATGAAGATTTAACATGGCTCATGCATTGGGGGACTATAGCTAAGCGGTTGTACAGGGCGGCGCGGATGGATCTAGTATAGCTGTCGATTCAACTTTGCCCTGAAGTTCCTGTAATTTGAGATGTACCTTTTTCAATTCGTTACATATTTGTATATAGACCCATTCATTTTCAATTGGAAGTTCTTCAATGAGTGTGTTGATTTTTTGAAGACTTTCCATATCTAAATGGTATGAAGAAATTTATAGTGATTAGTCAAGGAGGTCAATTTCCTTTTCGTACGTTTGGGAGAGTAGAATAGATTTTAGATCTCTTGTAAATGTAATGTATTTTTTTGGAATATCCGCCCACAATCTTTCATTTGAGACAAAGTCATCGACGTGACCATCTCTGAGGAGTGGTTCTAGGAGAACCCAATTGGGTTCGCTATATTTTATCTTTGTGCACCCTCGACCAAATCTTCTTGCATATATGTACCACGCCGCGATGCTTTTATATGTGTGAATTGGTCTCTTTCCCTGTTCTAAGCATCGACGCAGGGATGGAACGACGAAAGTGTGAAACTTTGTAAATCCATCCATACATATTCGATCCAAGCTATCACCATTGAATTCACTTGAAATTCTTTCTTCAACTTGTTCCATGTAATCGTATAGGTCGAATGGAACTTCACTTTCTATGGATGGAACAATCTCTTCTGTTTGAAGTTTTCTAAAATGTTCTCGGAGCACTGAATTCGCCATCACTTGATCAAATGTGGAGTACCCCGTGAGGGCTCCAAGGTATGCGAGAGACGTGTGCCCCCCATTGAGAATACGAATTTTAGCTTCTTCATATGGTTCAAGATTTTCGGTAAAGGTTACACCGACACGACTCAGATCTGGGAATTGTGACGCAAATGATTTCTCGATGATCCACTGGGAGTACTCTTCTGTTTGAACCGGATTAATACCATAACCTGGATATAATTTGTCAATTTCTTCTTTCAAGCAATCTGTTGTTCTAGGTGTAATCCTATCTACCATACACGATGGAAACTTGGCATTTTCTTTTACCCAATCGGCCATTTCGTATTGATTGGTTTGGTAGAGGTACGCTAAGAATTGTGTTTCGAGAACGAGACCGTTTTGTCGGATATTATCACAACATAAAATTGTGATTGGTGCATTTCTATTTCTAAGACCACATGCGAGATATTCGAATAGTGGTGATCCTGGAGAATATCCACTTTCTGTGACAGTGATAGTTATGAGGCTTACACTGGGAAGTGTAAGTAGATGTTTGGCAATTGCTCTACTTTGAGTCCAATCTATATAATCCAGATGAGATCTCACCATTCTATATTGCGAAGGTGTTTTCAAAACGTAATCATCTATTTCACGAAATCCTTCATATCTTAAATTTACGGCTACAATTCCCCATCGTAAATCGCCAGTTGTTTCCATGTAATCGTCGATATAAACAGCCTGGTGCGCCCTGTGGAAAGCACCATACCCAATGTGTATCACACCAATTTGACATTCAGATTTGTCATATGTAGTCTGATACATCGTCTTAGATAGCATTTGAAAAAAATACTTAGACAAAAGAAGTGCTCTGTTTTTAAGATGAGTGATCTGATAAAAGTTATGCAAATAATAGACAGAAACTCTGATAAGTTTGGAGATGGTGAATATTTGCAAATTTGTAATCATTTGAAGAGTGCATACGCTTCGAGAACGGATCCTGTGTATCTTTTTGATTATGAGGAGACAAGAAGGATCGAAAATTCTTTAATGTTTGAGTCATTTTATGATAAGGCGATTGATGCTGATTACAATTACCTTCAGGGGCAAATTAATTATTTGCGGAGAGAGCGCACCGACCATAAAAAACTTATTCGTATAACGAAGCGAGTAAAACTTGATGCACAATATGACTTTTGTGAAATGATGGGACTAAGTGACGCCGACTGGGAAGAGTTGTCAGTGGGAGCGAAAAACCAAGTGTTTAATCGTTACCTACTCCATGAAAATGAATTTCGGGAAAGGTACAGGGAAAAAATTTCACATCAAATTGGGCGAATTCAGGATGCTATAGATGGATTGGATGGTGTGTAAAAATATTGATGTATATAAATGGACGTCGTCTTTACATATGGTCGGTTCAACCCACCACATTTGGGTCACAAGATGATGATTGAGGAGATTGTCAAGAAGGCTCGAAACGTTAACAAGAAGCCTGTTATCATCGTTTCGCATTCCACTGGCAACATGAAGAATCCTCTCTCCGTTGCGAACAAGTTGCGCATCCTAAGGGGTTGGTTTCCGGGTGTAACCTTTATGTCTTCTGCGAAGAACAGGGGCGTCGTCAAGATTACAGAAAACTTTGGACCAAACTCCGTCATGATCGTGGGTGAAAATCGAAAGAACGCTTTTAAATTTTTACCCTTCAATAAAGTGACCCTCAACCGCCCCAAAAATGCACCATCTGCAACTAAGGCTCGTGCGGCTGCTATGAATGGGAATAAAGAACTCTTTAAAGAACTAACTGGTTACAATTTGACAAATAATCTCCAGAAGAAGATTTTAGAAGCTTCAAAAATGCGTGAAAAAAAACCTAAGTACAAGAAATTATAATTAATTTAACATGCAAAAATGGAAAATCTCCGAGACCTCATGGCTGAACTCGATACCATTTCCAAGTCAATTCCAGAGGGGAGTTACTTGAAAATGTGTGACTTAATGAAAGGTGTCCATGATGGGATATCCAATGCTGCGCAAGCTGCTTTGCGACTCGAGGGAAATATTCACGAGATGGATCGACTTTACCGTGAGAGTATGGGGGATCTCGTCCGTGATCCACCTACTATTGATTCTAGGAGTCTTCCAGTGATTCCTCCATTCCAACCTCTTCCTACACGAGACTACAATGAACTCTGTATGAAGATCAAACAGATTGAAGATCGTTTAAAGACCATCAAAATTCGGAAGAACGCAACAGAGGCTGTGAAGCGGGAAGCTATCCGATCGGAGGCGCTAAGGATGGACCATGATTTTCCGGTTGAGCAACTTACGATTGAAGGTCTTCGTGAGCACGGGGTTCATATCCCAAACGAAAGGCTTTTTTACAAGAGTTACATTGAGAGAATGAATCTTGTAAATCGGGAACTGATCCAGGATTTAAGTGACGAACTTGATGACTTGAATGAGGCTAAGGATGCTATGCAGGTGATGTTTGGTTTTCAGTAAGTTGTCTTACACCACCATTTATTACCTCCAGTGTATTCGAAAATAACATGAATTAGAGCACCAGCTATGAAGTGGAGCACAGGCGACTCTAGAGTTGGATCGATTTTGTTAATACTGTAAATGAGGGTGGTATTCATCACACCTATGATGAGAGCTTCGATAGCAACATTAATGATTGGCCGGTTCATTTACTAAATGTAATGAAAAAAAAATAATGATATAGTATAATATACAGAGATGAATCCAGCTGTCGTGGGCATTCTCATTTTATTACTTGTCATCGTTGGTGGTGTTATAATTTGGTTTGTTACCAGGGAAACCAAAAAGGAAGGTGATGATTGCACAGGACTTGACCTGAATGCTTCATACAAACTTGATGAAGATCTTGAATGTAGATTCGTTCAGTGTCGCCCAGGTTTCGAAATAAACGCCCAGGGTGCATGTGTTTTCATCGTAGAGGAGAAGGCTAAAACTACATTGGAGATAGCCAACGAAGAACTTGCACTTGCAAGGATCGCCGCTGATGCTGCGGTTGTCGCCGCTGAGGCTGCTGCCGAGGCTGACAAAGCAGAGGCCGAGGCCGCGAGAGACGTGGCTTTGAAAGAACTCGAGGAAGCTGAGGCTAGGCAAGCAGCTGCAGCACTAGCTCTTCAGGTGGCTGAGGCGGAAAAGCTTGCTTCGGAGGCGGAAGCGGAGGCAGCTGCAGCAGATGCATTGACACAAGCTGCTGAATTGGAAGCGGAGAAAGCTGCCGCCGAAACTCAACTCCTCCTACAGCAACAATTAACGGCGGCTCAACAGGCCCAGTATCAGATCGTATATGACGATTTTGCTGGTTTTGTTAATCAGGTATACCCCAGTGGATGTATTATAAAAACAACCAATGACGTCAATCCCTCTGTGGCGCTAAACGCCGTTCCCGGTGTGACTACAATATGGAAGAAGTTTGGTGAGGGTAGAATCCTAGTGGGTCAGGGATCCGTTACAGATACACGCAACGTTACTACAATGTTTAATGTAGGAGATCAGGGTGGTAGTACAGATGTTACTTTGACAAAGGGGCAAATCGCCCCCCACGATCACAATATGAGACGATTCCCTGGGTACGCGGGGGGCCCAGGGACTTGGAGTTCGTATTTTCCCGAAAACTCTGTGGGTTGTGATTCAGGTGATTTTTGTGGTGGGAAGGTCCGCGACGGTGTCACGTACGCAAACCTTCCATACGCGCGTGGGCAGCAGCTATCTGATGATGCCGACGCAGATTACTATAAGGCAACCGGTCTAGGAGGAGGCCAGGCAGATGGGACCACCGCGCCACATGATAACATGCCACCCTATATAACTGTCTATTTTTGGGAAAGAACCGATGGTGGGGGTATTGCTGAAGTCGCATAAAAATTAAAATCTTGGTCTAAACTATATGACGACGCCTAGCGACATTAGAAAAATCATGATCGATGCAATTTACCCAGTGGGGAGTATTTTTACATCGACAAATAGCCAAAACCCTGGTAATACTTTAAAGGGTGATGGTTGGACAACAACATGGGAAGCTTTTAGCA